GGATCTCCAGGGCGCTTAGGGCCTGAGTGATACCTTGGTACGGCCAGCTAAACCCCGATATGGAGATGAAATGAGCGAAGAGCCAGAGCAGGAAGAAGCCGTTGATCCGGAGATGGCCGAAGCCGAGCGCCAGGACGCCGCCGCCGAGCAACTGAACGAGGTGCTCCCCGAGGGCGTCAACCAGGAGCTTCCCTCCGACGCCGTCAAGCGTCTGCGGGGCGAGGACGAGGGCGAAGAAGCACCCGAGCCGGTCTGATCCACGGAGTCGATGAGTGGCCATTCGTGTTGACCGGGAGGTCTTCGACCCGGCAGCGGTTGGCCACTCAACCGGTGGCACAGCGGTCTACGACGACGGCACCCGCCAGGACGCCTGGCAGCCCAGGCCGTTCGCCACCCGTGCCGAGTACGCCATCTCCGAGGCCCTGCGCCTGATGAGCATTCCCGCCGATGTGATCCGGGAGACGCGGCCGATGCAACCCCAGCAGTTGTTCCCACCGATATACGGCTATGACAACACCGAACTGACCATTGACGACGTGCTCGACACCGACCGCTGGTCGCCACAGATCCGCTCCTGGATCTCCGGGACTCCACGGCAGCCTCGCCGTGTCGACAACATCGAAGACATGTGGTCAGGCACATTGAGAGGCTTCAACGCCTCTCCGAACATGGCAGGCTGAGATGACTACAGGCCGTGGTGACTGGATCTACGAGATCGGTGGCCCTCCCGACCGTGGCAACCATCCCAACCGTCAGGTCCACAAGGCCAGATACGTCCCCGGCTCCGACAACGAGCACACCGAGCAGCTCAAGCTGTTCGTCACGCCCAAAGAGGTCATGGCCAACTATCGGCCTTTGGAAGGCGACCGTGAGGGGAGCGACGACATCGACTCCGAGGTGGAGCGGATCTACGGCTCCGGTACCAACGCCCGGTACAACACCTACGGCTATCCCAACCATGCCAGGAACATGTTCGGGCCTACCGATGAGGCCACCCACCGCTACACCCGAACCAAACGGGGCCAGATGGAGTCCGACGAGCAGGTCTGGGACCGCAAGGCCACGGAGGCCGACGACCCGTATGGCCGTCAGGGCGCCCTCAGCGACCGTTGGGGTGGAAGGCGCGGAAGAGGCATGGGTGTGGAGCCTCATCTCACCGAGCGTTCGTACGACACCTTCGGTGAGCGGATGGACATCACCGAGCAGGACAGGACTGCCTCCAACTACACGCTCCCCGGCCAGACGGACTCGGACTTCGACCCCGAGGAGAACCGGGTACCCCTGTATCGCCACCCCGGCCGGGAGGGCAAGTTCGGGGGGCATGAGACGCTGGCCCAGAACCTCCGGGCCAGCGGCTACGACTGGTCGCGCTACGACGATGACGACTACAAGTACCCCGTCCCGCTCCAGTTCGAAAAGGAGGGGGTCGAGGCCGGGAGCCACCTGGGCTACGACAGGCCCCAGGTGCTCGGCGCCCACCACCGGGTCGCCGCGATGAACCAGATCAACCCCGACGCCTTCATGCCGGTCGAGTACCACCCCGACTTCTGGTCGGCACACGCCAAGGGGCGCTACAAGTAAGGAGGCCCACCATGGCCGTCAACGACAGTCGGAGCATGAATGCCGACTTCAACCAGGGCACCGTCGACAACACCTACATCCAGCTCACCCCTGGTCGGGCCAACGTCGAGTGCCCACCTGTCGAGCGCCTGGCCTGGCCCAACTTCATGGCGTGCGAGAAGTACGACGAGTCGCCCTTCCTGGAGGCAGGTATCCGCAAGTCGATGCATCCTCATGAGGTGAAGACCACGTACGGTGGCGATCGCCGCTTCTGACCATGCCCTCCACTCGACGCCAGGATGCCTTCGCCTATGGCATGGGCATCGAGGACCCCTCCTACTCCTGCTCTGAGTGCGGGTACAAGTCGGGCAACCGCAAGAACTACCGGCGCACCGAAGACGGTGACGGCCACACTTGTTCCACTGGGCACTACACCGACAAGAACGGTGAGTTGAAGCGCCAGAAGAACCCCTACGCCAAACCTAGGTAACTCATCGTGCCACGCATCGCCTCCATCTGTTCCGTCTGTGGTCGGAAAGCGCAAGCTCGCAAGCTGTGCTCGACCCACTACTCCCGGTGGCGTATCCACGGTGATCCTCTAGTGGTCGAGGGCAGTCGGCAGCTTCCTGACCTGGACATTTGGAAGAACGCCGAGAAGTTCGGTCGCTGCTGGGTGTGGCAGGGTCGATTGAACAACAAGGGCTACGCCAAGCACGGTGCTCGATACGCCCATATCATCGCCTACGAGTTGACTTACGGCCCAGTGCCTGAGGGGTTGGAGATCGACCACACCTGTCGGAACCGGGCCTGCATCAACCCCTACCACTTGGAAGCGGTCACCCACGGGGAGAACAACCGCAGGGCCAGCCTGCTCCAGCGAGGCGAGTGTCGTAGAGGTCATCTGATCCGAGGGATCGAGGACGTGTATGTACGCTCAAGTGGTTCATTCATGTGTCTTGCTTGCGTGAGATACCGCACCAGGAGGAAGTCGTCATCCCACGCATAGCTATCTGCAACGTGTGCATGCTCATACAGAGGTTCCCCGATGTCACCAAGGGGACGCCGATGGTTCCTGCCCGCCTGGAGTGGACCTCCGGAGAGACGTACACCTACAAGGACGACAAGGGCCATCCGGTGATGGTCCCGGCCTTCGATCCGGCTGTCGAGGACTTCGTGGAGCGGCACGAGCACGGGATCGATGACAACACCGCCCTGCGCGGATCGATACAGGTGTATGAGGTCGACCAGAAGACCTGGGACTCCGTCGATGTCGTCACCAAGATCAAAGCCGAGATGCATGAGATGACCGGCAAGTGGTACGAGGACCGCGACACCTACCGCGAAGGGGCGATCGCCTGCTACAACGAGCACGGCAACCCCGACGCCACGACCGGCTGTCGAGACTACATGGACGACTCCAAGCGCATCGGCCGTGTCCACTACCGCGATGACCGGGGCCGGGAGCACACCATCCCCCAGAAGTTCCGCCAGTACCTGTGCTACCAGTGCCCCTACCAGCAGGCGTATATCAACGTCGAGCTTCGTAAGCGGAAGAAGTTGTATGCCTGATGCCCACTGTCTACGACTGGCGTACCGATAGCTCGCAACTGAGCACCAGCACCTACGAGACGTTCCTCGACCCGGTGACGGGCAACTTCACCGTCTCGACGGTGCTGGTCTTCCCCCCTCCCAAGGGGGCGACAGGTGTGAGGATCTCGACGGCTGGTGGCTACGTGCTGCACTTCGCCGTGGGCGATGTCACCGGCCTGACCGGCACTGTGGTCCAGCCCGACATCGTCCAGTTGTCCACCACCCTGGTCCTCCAACAGGTCGGTACCACTGCGTCGCTGTGGTACAGCATCGATGACGAGGCCACCTGGACGTTGCAGACGACGATCACCACGCCAGCGGCCCCCAACCAGGCCGGGGCCTTCGTCTACACCTCGACACCGGGAACTTCGGTGACGGGCCTGATCGCTGAACCAAGACTGTTGCCCGGTGAACTGCTCAGCGGGGGCCTCCCTTCCTCCCCTGCTGAGCGGTTCCTCGACATCGGCACGGCCCCCGTCGTCCAGCCCCCGGCCCTGACCCTGAGCCAGGAGTCGATCATCCACGGCATCGTGGGCGCCCAGTTCGGGGACTTGGAACTGGACGTGGGCAAGAGCGTCCATGTCACCCAGCGGTACGTGGACGACATCTTCATCACCGACACGGCGGCTGGTGTCCAGCGGTACTGGGTGATCAACTGGGCGAAGTCGTTCCCCCAGGCCAACTGGGCCTTTGCCGAAACCAACTACTTCAAGGCTCCCGCCACCTACCGCCGGGAACAGTGGGCCAAGGCTCAGGCAGCAGCGACTCTGGCCTTCGATGACAACGACTGGGTGATCTTCGTGGACGCCCATGAGGGGCTGAGTTCCGACACCCGCTCCAAGCCCGACGACTACCTGGTGGCCCCTTACGCCTCGTACCTCTACCGGGAGATCGCCAGGGCCAACGCCGCTGGGCAGGACCGCATCGTCCTGCCCTTCTTCGTCTACGTGCGGGGGTCGATCCCCCAGAACGTGCAGTACAACGACCCGTACTGGGCACAGTTCAGCGCCAAGGCCACCCAGGTCGCGTCGGCTCCGTACTACTTGCCATATCAGGGTATGACCAGGATCATCAAGGTATCGGCGCTGAAGAACCCCGCCTTCGACTGGACCCTCCTCGACACTCCGGTGCCGATCCCGGCCAACCAACTTCCCGAAGCCCCGTATCTCAACGCCGTTGTCGGCACTGCTACGACACCAGACCCCGGTCCGCTCCCCCGTGAGCACTGCTTCATCTTCAAGGTCCGCGGCCCTGACCTCGCCGGTAACGCCAATCAGACGGTCGTCGCCCAGTACGACGCTGACTCGCAACGCTCCTGGTTGCTGCGTCGCAGCGAGACATCTGGCGCTTTCAGCTTTGGGATGACCCCGAATGGGACAGCGGCGGGCAACCTCCTACGAAACGTCAATGCTGTCGCACCGACCGGGGCTGACGAGTGGTTGGCGATGGCCGTCAAGCTCAACGACGGCAGCAACATCTGCCGACTCACCTCGTACTCGTCCACCAACGGCACGACGTGGACACCGCTCACCAGTGACTTCAACTCCGGTGCGTCGGTCGTTCCGTTCGACAGCAACGCTGTGGTACGTATCGGTGCCTACACCACTACCGGGGATACTTGGAACGGCCGGATCTACTCGGTCGAGGCCCGGACAGGATTGGACCCCGCTGCTGGCGGCTCCGCTGCGGCAGTACCGGGGTATGTCAGCTTCCCCAACCCGAACACCTCATCGTCGCTCACCCTCCCCACTATCACAACGCCGACCAACCTTGACGTGATGCTTCGGATCAAGAACGGCAACACACTGGCGGCTCAGTATCCGATCGGCAACTTCGGCACCAACCTCTCCTGGGGTGTGCTCACCGACGCCAGTGGTGGCCTGAGCCTGATCATGAAGAACGCTGCGGGGGGGAACGTCACCGCTGCTTACGGATCGGCGCTCAGTCCCACCGGGTACAACTGGTGGAGGATCACCCACACAGCAGCCACTGGTGTGGTGGATATCTTCTGCCAGCCCGACTCCGATCAGGTGCCGACCACCTGGGGCACGGTACGTGCCTCGACAACCACCAGCTTGACCGCCGCACTCTCGTCTACGACGCAGGTCAAGATTGGCGTTGGAGGGAACTTCTGGGCCGGTGAGATCCGTCAGGCGATCCTGCCCAACCACGGCTTCGATTTCAACGCTGCGACCGATCTGCCTCCCAGCATGAACCCGGCCACGGTCCCCACCATCGTGTCGAGGAGTGGACACTCGATGACGGTGACCCGTGGAGCGACACCGTTGACCATCGTGCCGACGACGGTCGGTCAGCTTTGGAAGTTCGATGCCAGCGAGTACCCCGGTACCGGTACCAGCTACGTCGATCCGCGAGGCCGCACTTGGACACTGACCAGCGCAGCGGCGGTGGTCCCGTACCAGCCCCTCCTGGTGAAGCTGCAACTGATCACCTACGGCTACGCCCATTGGAACCTCCAGGACATCGTGCCCCCGGCCACCGAGGTACCTGCACTGACAGCGGCCAACGACCTGGGATGGCAACAGCGGTGCCTGATGTCCAGGGTGCTGCCGATCACCGGCCTGCCCTATGGCAACCACCTCGACCCGGTCGCCACCTGGATCTCCCCGGCCTCCGATGTCGGCGGCACGCGAGGACCGTGGTGTCTCGACCTCAAGCCCACGACAGGGGCGACGTTCCCCTTCCCACCCGAGACGCTCACAGCCGCGACGGCGATGGTCCTGTCCCCCCTGTACGACCTGATCTTCCGGCTCAACGTCCGTGACGGCCTGTGGTACGAGGCCGGGGGCCTGGGCACCGTGCCCATGTACTGGGACGCCAACGTCTCCCGTTGGGGTCCTGTGGTGGACACCAACCAGTGGCACAACACGTCCAACTACGTGCAGCCCACCCTCAACTACGTGGCGATCATCCAATGATGACCCTCATCGTCATCGAGAACGTCTTGGCCCGCGGCGAGGACCTGAAGACGGCCCAGCCGGTCAAGACGGCCAAAGCCATGTATGACGGGTGGCGAAGCCAGAACAACACGATCGGTTTAACGAGAGCCGATCCTGATATCGCCAGATGGTGGCTCCGCCGGGAGCACCTCGACAAGTGGTCTTCGGTACTGACATACCCCGGTAACAGCACCTGGGATCACTGGCGGGTCGACCAGGTACGCGGCTTCCTCGCTGACGGCTGGGAGATCTTCGCCTACGTCGATACCAACACGTACGTGATCGATGAGGTGAGAGAGATGGGTGTGACAACGATGTGCGTGTCATACCCCCATCAGCCACCGGGTTGGAAAGAGGTCGCCGCCCCGAGGGAGTGGGCTAGCGTCGTTGGAAGCGATCCCTGGAGTACGCCATGAGCAGGTTGGATGAGTTTCTCTCCGGTATCAGTGACCGGCGTGAAGACGAGCCTCAGCCACCGCCGACCGGTACCACGTTGCCCCCGCAACAGGTGACGGACCGGCCCGAACAGACGCCGACGCCTCCTCCACCGCAGCCGACGACAGGGACCACCCTGCCAGCGAACCCGGAGAGCCATCCCCCGGCTCGGCGTGTGTACGAACAGCCTCGGTTCAACATGCCCGACTACGACCGCCCACCTCCCCGCAACAGCTTCAACTCCGAGATGATCGAGCAGACGCAGGCCGCTGGTGTACCTGCGCCCAGAACTCCGACATATGAGCAGCCTCGGTTCCGGATGCCTCAGGGGACGCAGTATGACGCTGCTGGTAACGCCATTCCTGACTCCGGTGGAACCGTCACCGGGCCGAACGCCAACCAGGCTGTCGAGGTCAACCCGTCCACCGGTTTGCCCAATGATCCGGAAGAGTATTCAGGATCGTTGGCGCCTGACTGGGTGAGCAACCTTCAACATGAGGTCAGTGAGGGCCTCGGGCTTCCCACGATCGGTGGTGCCGCTCAAACTGTTGGCGGCGCTGTTGCTGGTGCTGCTGGAGCTACCGGTCGAGCGATTGGCGGGGCCGCGAACTGGGTCCAGCGGGCAGCCCGTGGTGAGCTTGAGATGTCTCCGGAGACGGCCGAAGCGGTCAACGAAGCGGCCCAAGGTCCGGCCGATGCTTACCAGGACATTGCTGGGGTAACCGGAGGAACCACCGAGGGTCCGCCCAATTGGCAACGGGGGTTGGGCTGGTACGCCGATACCAGCGGGGCGACTGATCTCTGGAACACCAGCCGCTCGGTCATCAGCGATCCGACCGGTGCGGCCCAGAACGTCTGGACCGCCGCCGACACAGCGGTGACCAACCCCACCGAAGTCTGGCGGGGGGCGCAGCGAATCGTTCCGATGGTGTGGGACTACTACAAGGAGAACCCCGAAGAGATCGGCAGGCTGGCCTGGGGGGCAGCCATCTCCGCAGGGACCGGTGCCATCGTCAGGAGCGGAGTTGGTGCTGCTACCTCCGCTGTTCGTGGTGCCGCAGCGTCGAGTCGTCTGGCCCGAGGTGCCACGAAGGCGATTGATGTTGCTGAGGATGCGGCACGGATCACCCGGCCTGCCCGGAGGGTCCTTGACCGGGCCGAGGATGTGGAGGATGTCGTCAACGCGGCACGTAGGGCGGCACCTCCCACAAGAGTGGCACGTCCCACGATTAGGGGGGCACTGGCCGAAGGAGCCGACACGGCCATTGAGCGGCTCGATCGCGGTCTAAATCGAGCGATTGCCACTCGGGAGGGGATTCGGAATACGGTCATGAACCTCCCCCGGCGTGCTCTCGGTATGGAGGAGAAGGATCTTCGTATTGGGGCAGTGGCTCGTGCTCGGGAGCGGGCGGCGACCCACATCACCCAGGGGGCAGGGGTTGAGGGCACCGACTCAAATTTGAAGCAATTGCTCAGCAGCCGTGTCGGTCCCACACGGCAGATGCCCGAGTTGCCCGAGGGCGTTGGTCGTCGCACCCAGGCCAACATCGAGAACTACTGGCGCAAGAGTGCGTTCAACAAGGTGCTGCCGGGAGGTAACCCGACAGGTGAGATCAACAACGCCATCGCCATTGCCGAGGACCCCCTGGGCTATCTGGCCGACAGGTTCCTCCACGGTGGTGGTGGTGGAGAAGACGACTGGGCCACCGGTAGGTACATGACGCCTGGTCAGGCCCGTGGGTACTCCCGCTCCAGGGCGCCGGTCCAGAGGTCGGCCACCCCGACGACGCAGTCTGCCGACCAGGCGGGTTTCTACCAGAGGACGCCGGCGGCGACCATCTCACTCCAGAGTGGCACGTCCAACCCATACACGGGTAACAGCGGCTATCAGCCGGGGCGGGGTTGGAAGATGGCGAACTCACCGATGTACCAAGACGAACAGGAACCGCTGTATGGCTGACCCGAAGGCGCAGTACAACTCAGGCCGGGGCTTCCAAGACATCAACTTCGGTGACTACGTCATCCGCCAGAGGTCGGGCTACCGCACCCAGAGCCTGTGGCAGGGCCGCTCCAACTTCCTCCAGACCTCGGGCAGCGAGGACCGCTCCATCATGCCCAACACCACGGTCCCCCGTGGCACGGGCAGGGGTGGGCCGATGGCCCAGGCGGCGTGGAGGTTCGGCAAGGACTACGCCAAGACGAGGCTCGGCGTCCCCGACATCTCGTTGGGTGACTGGGGCAGCGGCGGATACAAGGTCAGCGACGTGGTGGCGGCGGTGAAGTCCCGCAACGCTGGCACCAACTTCATGTTCAACCAGCCTGTCGGCCCATCCCACGGACCGCTCAAGCCGCCCCCCGGCTTCGGTCCTCCTGCTGGTCCTGCGGCTGGTCCTGGGCCTGGCCCTGGTCCCCTGCCCAATCCCAGTGCTCTTCCCAAGCCTGTCGGTGTGCCGCCCCACCCCACGATCGGCCCCATCGGCGGCGGCGGCGCAATCCGTTTCGGTACCCCGACTCCTGGTGGGGCCACTGGCATGCCTCATCCCACGATGGGTCCGATCGGTTCGACAGGCCGACCCAGGATTGACATCAACGACCCCCGAGTCCTCGGTGGTGTCAACGCTGCGGTGAAGGCTGGCCAAGCCGTGACTGGTGTCCTCGGTGGTGAGGGCGCCGTGTCGAAGGCGGCGAGGGCCGGTGTGGCAGCGGCGACAGGTGGTTGGGTGCGCCCGAGTGTCACCAAGGCTGCGGCCCAAGCTGGTGGGAGGGCTGTCAACGCTGCGGCGGGCAAGGTGGCCAAGACCGCCAACATCGACCCGTTCCGAACCTGATGCAGATCTACTTTGCCGGGGCCGAGATCTCGTCCCACCTCGCTGTACTGCGGGAATGTGGCGTCGAGCGGGTGGCCGTCTCCATCTCCAACCTGGCCCGCACCGGCACCAACGACCTCGCCACCTGGGCCACCCACAAGAGGCTCGACGGCTTGGAATGGGTGCTCTACGCCGATGGCCCAGCAGTCCCATCTGGTCCAGTTTTGGAACTGCTCCAGAGTGCCGAGGTGCAGCCAGAGATCGTCACCGGACCCATAGCGTGGTACGAGAACACCTGGCTGTCGAACACGGATCTTCTGTTCCTGCCCACCTGGGACGCACAAGATCCGACGATCCTGCGGGACTTCACCGAGAACTACGACGGCGTCACGTTGCCCGACGCCGTCGTAGACAATCCCACCGCCGTGCGCCAGGCCCGCGCCTCGATCAACCGCCTGGGCCAGCTTGCCGCCATCACCGGCAGGACCAAAGGACTAGAGAGGTTCGACACGCTGGTCAGTTCGGCCTGGTGGGCCGTCCAGAAGTACGGCGAAACACAGGTATGGGCGGGTAACCGGATGGTCCGGATGAACGCCGAGGACAAGCGCCTCAAGCGTGAGCGGTACGCCTCGGCGGTCGAGGAGCTGGGCTGCGATCCGGGCAAGGTCATCGATGACGACCCGACCGAAACGGTCAAGGTGTCGGTGCTCTCCTGGCTCGCTTTGGAACGCCATCTGGCCCTGGGAAGGTCCCAACACCCCGTACTAGTTACTAATCCGGACCCCTTGGGCCTCCCAGCAAACGTGGTTCCCCTCACCCCTGGAGTTGCTAAGGCACCACCCCGAACCCGGCACCACATGCTGCCTGTGATGGCCTCGATGTCCACGACGGTGAAGCAGCTCGATGAGCACGGCAAGGAGATCGACGTTCAGCAGAACACGATCACCGTGACGCCGATCTCGCTGCGCCAGTGCAACACCTGCGCCCTCGCCATCGCCTGCCCGTCTCATTCCCCAGGCTCTTCGTGCAGCTACGAGATCCCTGTGGAAATCCAATCGAAGAACCAGCTCACGTCGGTCTTGAGAGCTGTTACCGAGATACAGACCCAAAGAGTCCTGATGGGGAGGTTCGCGGAGGAGATCCAGGGAGAGCCGAACCCCGATCTGGGCAAGGAGATGGACCGGCTGTTCTCCATGGTCGAGAAGTGGCGGGCCATCGAGGACAACCGGGACACGGTGCGGATGACGTTGGAGGCCCGAGGCCACGAAGCGGCCAGCATGGGTGTCCTGAGCAGGCTGTTCGGCTCTCAGGTGGGCCAGAACGCCGCCCGTCTGGACACCACCATCGACTCCAACGACGTGATCGAAGAGATGAGAGAGGACGACTGATGCCACCGGTAGGACCGCAACGACGAACCACCGAGATCAACCAGGAGGGCGCAAAGTCTTGGGGACCTCGGGGGATGCAGCCCGGTAGAGCGGCCGGGAAGGCTGAGAGGCGGGGCGACGGGGGACGCTCGCAGATGGTCGAGATCAAGGGTGGACAGGCCACGACCTGGGGGCCTCAGGGACCACGGAGAGGCCGTCCCGCCTAGTTGCTAATGATCGGCTTGTCCCCATGGTTGGGGACATCTTGTGGATGGGCCGCACCGCTCCACCCCCGTGAGGACGGTGCGGCCCGCTGGGTAGCTCTCCGTTTGAGCCTTACTGCGCCTCATGAGCAACAGGCCGGGTCCGAACCGGCAACCACCCAACAGGTCAGGCCGGGACGGCCACCCGCTTGCGGACGATGCGGTGCTTCGCCGGGGGAGCGGTCATCTTGCCGTTGGCCTTGGCATTGGCTGCCTTGGTTGCCGCCATCTTGGCTGCCTTGGCTTCCTTCTTGACCTGGGTGGGTCCGTCGATGTCGGTGCGCTGGATGACGAGGATGCCCCAGGGATCGCCGTTCATCGGCAGGTGGCGCAGGCTCACCTTGGCATGACGCCCGGTGGCCCGCGTCCTGATGATGCGCTCCATCATCAGAGGGTGGCCGTGGAAGTCCTCACCCCAGGTGAGTTCCCACACATCTCCGTCGAACCACTGCTCCCAAGGGTAGACCGCCTTGTCGGTGGTGGTGAGGGTGCTCGGCTCCGAGAAGTCGAACTCCTTGAGTCGTTGTGCCATGTTGCTGCTATCTCCTTCGATATCTCAGTATAGAGCTGTCGCCCGGTCGAGGAAGTCCTCGGGGATCACATGCATCTGGTTATACAGGATGATCGGCATGAGTGGAGCTACCACGGCCAGCGAGTGGAGCACCCACCAGGGAATCCAGTGGGTCGCCCACTCGATGGGCGCCAGCACCTTGTACAACATCCGACGCTTGAAGAAGCATTCCTGAACGCAGCGGTTGTAGGTCAGGCCCACCGAGAACAGGCCGATCACCATGTTGAGGCACCACAACAGTCTCGGGGTCGTCAAGTCGAACGGCCTCAGCATGATCATCGAGCGGAAGATGTTGTTGGCGCTGCCGTAATCCCAGAACCCGACGTACCCGTTGTCGAAGCTCGGCGGCTCGTAGAACAGCCACTTGTCCACGACCATGGTCGAGTCGAGGGCCATCCAGATGCCGAAGCTGACCCACAGCATCACGGTCACGGCCCAGATCCTCCAGCGCATCGCGCAGTAGACGCCGTGCAGGGCAGCCACCGCCATCGGGGCGCCCTGTCGGTAGAGGTTGCGCCCAGCCAGGGCGCCCAGTCCTCCGAAGATGATGGCGTTCCCGGCGTGGAACTTTTGGCTCAGGTCGTTGGGGTCGAAGTACGGCGGATGCTGACCGGGTGTGGCGATCTGGCTCCGTTCGTTGGGGGTGTAGAAGCTCATGCTTCATTGTACAGGTAATGATGTGATACCACAACGCTGAACCCCAGGTTGGAACGTCACAGCTATCTGTAACAGGCGGGTGCGCTAAGGTCATACCTTGATATGCCCAGTCCCCCGCCTGACCGGGGCAAAGACCCCAAGCGCAGGCCGCAACCCCTGAACCTCGTCCGAGGCGGCGGGATCTGTGACCCCGGTGAGAAGGCGGGGCACGTCATGAAGGGCAGCTACAAGCCCGCGGTGTGCATGCCCACGGCTGGTTCCGATCCCCGGCCCCGCTGGCGTCAGGCGGGCAAGATGGGTCAGAAGTCCCGGCACACGCTGCACCACACGCAGCACCGCAAGGGCGGTCGTCCATACGGGAGCACGCAATGAGCCGACATGTCCTCAACCCGATGCAGACCGAGGGATACCAGTTCAAGCTGTTCGTGGACCCCGAAGAGCACATGGCCGAGATGAAATCGTCCAGCGATGCATACGGGGGTACGCCCGAGCACCTCCATCGGACCATGCGCTCCAAGCTCCACGAGGCCCAGTTGCCCAAGGGCATGGCCCACGGTGGTGGCCTCTTCGAAGCCATCCACCATGGTGGCGAGCAGATCCGCAAGCCCGCCCACGTCATCATCGACCCGGTCAACCGTGGTGAGGAAGACCCCTACGGCCGGGAGGGTCCGATGCAGTGGGAGGGCCACCACCGCATCGCTGTCGCCGCCGAGTCACAACGCTTGTCCCGCGCCGAGGGCGTGCAGAACTACCACAAGTACGTGCCCATCCAGTACCACGAAACGGCTGGTGATGCCATCAAGGCCAGGTACTCGTCGTCCTGGCCCAAGTCGACTCAAGACCCACACCAGACGACCAGCGGCCAGGACTGGATCTCCACGGACTACGAAGACGACTACGAACCCGATGACGACTGGGAGAGCTACGGATGAGCGCCGCCGATCATCTCCAGCCAGCCCAGCACGACCCCAACCAGTTGTCGTTGTTCGACATGCCCGAGTCGGAGGCCCCTGCTGCGGCGGCGCCCCAGGCCAGAGGAGGTGGGCGCAACAGCGGCCCCCACAACAAGGCCGGGAGGTCCGCTCGCAAGGGTGGGCAGTCACAGCAACAGGTTCGCCCCAACCCGATGATGCAGGAGGGGTACCAGTACAAGCTCTTCGTCAACCCGGAGGAACACCTGGCCGAGATGGCCGGGTCGACTGATGCCCCTCCCGGTACCTCATGGGCTGCGGTCAGGGCGAACAAGCTGGCCGAGGCCAAGACGCCGAAGAAGGACCCGCAAGGGCGCATATCGAGGTATCCCCGAGGTCATCCGTACGCGGGCGAGCCGGTTCACGGTGCCGGCCTCCACGAAGCCTTGGTGGGCCGGAACGAGCAGGTCGAGGACCCCCTCCACGTCATCATCAACCCTGCGGCCCACGGCCGTAAGGGTCCGTTGCAGCATGAGGGCAACCACCGCTTGGAAGTCGCCCTGGACAAGCAGAACGCACTCAAGGCGCAGGGAGTCGAGAACTATCACCAGTACGTCCCCGTCGAGCACTTCGAAACCGGGTTCGAATCAAAGAAGGCAGCCGACATGAAGGCTGCGGCCAAGATGGCGAACATGACCACCGGGCCTGGCCTCACGACGCCTGAGTACCGCCCACCTCCGCTCCCGGCCATGAACGCTCTCGACACGCCTGCTTCCGCAGGGAAGCGGCGGTGGTTGCGGGGTGGACATGAACCGGGGACTTGGAACTCCAAGGCGTACTGATGGGGGCCTGGCACTACCTCAACACCGACCAGTCGGGCATGTGGGTAGACCCCGAGGAGCACATCCAGAACCTCAGGCACTCCAACGACCAGAAGTACATGGGAATGCCCATGGAACACATGTGGATGGTCAAGGAGGCCGAGTCGATGGAGCCTGAGGGCACCCGTCATGGTGCTGGCATCTACGACTCACTGATGCGTGGCTCTGACATCCACGAACCCATCGCCCTCCTCCACCACGACGATCTGACTACCAGCCCCACCCAGATCGACGGTCACCATCGGGTGGCGGCAGCGGCGGCAGCCCAGCGTGCTCTGGGGCGGCAGATCAGGGTGCCGGTCGAGTATCTCCACCCTCGATACGGAGCAGATTCGGCCAAGGAGAACATGACGCGGAAGCGTCGGGAAGGGCAGGGAATGGCTGCCAGCATTCCGATGGACTCGTATCCGGGTATCGATTGGAACAGCCCTGAGCGACCCATGCGCTCTGAGCCTTACGAATGGACCTCAGGGGAGTACTGATGAGCGCCCAACACATCAACCCCAACCAGTTGCAACTGCTGATCAACCCGACCGAGCACATCGCCCGCATGCACAGCAGCACCGATGCCTACGGCCTCTCCACAGACAGCTACTCCGACAGCTACGGCGGTAACAACGGCGGCTACGGCGACTACGAGTACGCCCACAATGCCGGGGACAACCCGGCCCCCACCGGGACCATGAGGAAGCTGTGGCAGGGCAAGGAGGGCGAAGCCTTGGAACCAGAGGGTTCATACGCCCACGGTTCGGGCATGTACGACCTCATCGCCTCTGGTGAGCAGATCCGCAACCCCGTCCAGGTCAACATGGGCATGCGCCCTGAAACCGACGTGCAGTACGAGGGGCACCACCGGGTGGCCGCAGGCCACGCCGTGCAGCGTGACACCGGCCGAAGCGTCTGGCTCCCCATCCAGTACAACGAGAACTACCACGTCAGGACAGAGCGGGAGCGCAAGGAGCGGGAGTACACCGCCCACATCGAGAGCATCAAGGCGCAGCGGGCGCAGCCCCCGACCCCAGATCCGAATCGTCCCAAGCGGTTCTCGGGGATGACCAGTGCCTGACGAACAGCTCTCCCTGTTCGGTGACCTTGGAACGAGCCGACACAAGCGGGTGCTCAACCAGCAGCAGACCAGTCCTGTCTCGGATGCTGCCCCGGCCAAACCTGCCTATGACCACAACCAGCTCCAACTGATCGTCAACCCCACCGAGCAGGTGGCCCGCACACACAAGAGCACCGACATCGGTGTCCTCGGTGGTCGGGAGCGCAGCTACGGCCTCACTCAGGCTGACATCGACAAGGTCGGGGCGCCTACCGAGGAGATGCGGAGGGTCGGGGCGGTCAAGGAGTACGAGGCTCGCCAGCCTGTTGACTCCGGACTCCACGGCTCAGGTGTGGCCGAGATCTTCTCCAGCGGTGATCAGGTCCGCAACCCGATCGAGGAGTGGATCGAGGGCGATGCCCCCGAGGACCGCAGGCAGTACCAGGGCCATCACCGGCTGTTTGCCGGCGCCGCTCACGAACGTGACACGGGCCAGCAGGGCAGCATCTGGATGCCCATCAGCTACACCGACAGGTCGCCCAAGCCACCTCCACCCGAGAAGGACTTCAAGGGGCGGCGCGTGGGCGCCTGGGCCGACCCCCGGCACACCGATGTGGCCGCAGGGGCTGAGCAGGTGTACGGCGGGCCAGACCGCAGGGTTGGAACAACCGAGGGATTCCGTTTCGCCAAGGACGTGGATGTAGCCCGCAAGGCCATCGAGCACCGTCAGAAGTTCGCCCGCCCTCGCCTTGAGGGTGACGTGGAGGTCCTGCAAGGGCGTGCCCGTGCCGGTGACCGACAACAGGCTGACCCCAAGCGTGGCTGGGCCACCAACCGACAGGACGCCATCGCCGCCGCCGTGATCTACGGCCGGGGCAAGGACGACTCCGACCCTCCCGGCATGCACACGGTGGTCGGTGGGGTGGTCGCTGGGCGCGGTGCCAAAGATGTCAGGGGTGTCGTCGGTGAACCTCGACCGGCAGGGGGCCGACCCGGTTCGATAGCAAGGAACATGGCGATCATCGCGGGCAATGCCCGCTTCGGTGAGCCTCGACCGGCCTTCCAGCCGCCGTTGCCGAGAGGTCGCAGAGCCGAGCCTGCTGGGTCATCGGACATGCCCGGATGGGTCAGGCGACGAGCGCCCGACCCGTTCAAGGCTGACTCGGCCTTGGAACGGCTGCTCAACGAGGAAGAGTCGATCGCTCGGAAGATGCACCGACCGCCGCCGCCCAATGTCCAACCGGGGACCAACACACGTCAGGTCCAGGCTGACTCGATGGCACGGCGGCAGGCCAGACACCAGCATCTCCTGGGAGGTATCGATGGCAAGGGGTGAGAGGACGGAGAACCATCCGGGCCGGTACGGCGGTCGGGACCGCTTTGAGGCGAACTACCCAACCAAGTCTTCGATGTCGCTCAACACGTATCGACGCAACGAGACTGCGGCCTCCAGGTCGGTGACGGACTCCAAGATCGGCGCGACGGCCAGGCCGTACGCCTCGACGCCCGAACGACGTAAGGCCAACATCGCCTCTGGTCTGACCGCCCGTGCTCAGGAGCGCAGCGTGAACGAGCGCGAGGACGAGCTGCATGGTCCTGAGGGCGCCCTCCCGGAACACGTCGTCCGCAAGCAGCGCAACAGAATGCTCAACCTCTACCCGTTGGGCTGATACGGAGGTATCACAACCATGACCATCCTGTCCGCCATGTTCGCCGAGATCATCGACAACTCCGACTTCGCGGAGATCATGTTCTTGGTGGCGTTCATCCTGTTCGTCATCGAGTTCGTGCGTCTGATGCTTCGACCGGCAGCGTGGGACTTCCACTGGCTGCTCGTCGTCGCCGGTCTGGCCTGCATCGCCCTGGGGTTGCTGGCTCTACCTACAGGTGTGGATACGCCGTGAACCGCGACGCGATGTGGGGGATGGTTGCTGACGGCCTGTACGTCGGCGGCGGTGTCCTCGTCATCATTTTGATCATCATCCTGGTGCTGATCCTGCTCAGACGGGTCTAGGAAGGGTCGAACAGCTCGCATTCGCAGAGGCGGACGGGCGCCCCCATCGTCTTGGGGAACTGACAGCCGCCCTCGCCGTCATAGTGGTGTTCGATACCGTGGTTACAGGTGCCACACACCAGCGTCATGCGGTTGCCGTGGACCACACGTTGCAGCGTTTCAGCCACCCACACCAGGGTGCGTTTCGTCTCATCGTCCATGGCTCCGGAGGCTAGAACGACAAGTGGCCCCACCCCCTAAGTTGTCGGGGGGTGGGGCCACTTCGTTGTGGTGGTCAGGCCATCTCTGGCAGGACTCGCTCCAGGACCTTGGGGATCATCATCAGATCCTCGATCTGGAAGGCGTCCTTGAAGCCCATCTGCTCCAGCGCACTGGCGCTGGTGCCGTAGCCGAACCCGATCAGGCGACGGCCTGGCGTTTGGTACGCCATGACCGACCGCTTGCCGCTGGTCCAGTTGCCGTCCCAGCAGCCGTCCGTCATCACCAGCACCAGATGCTGCTGCTTGTCGAACCGCTGGTTGTCCAGGTCGGCCAGGGCCACCGATGGGTCCGTACCACCAGCCGAGTTGAGGATCGGCAGGCCAGGGGCCTGCTCGTTCCCGTCCCACAGCGTGGCAGCCGAGGTGTCCCACAGGGTCACCGTGCAGGGGATGCCCAGCCGCTGGCAGGCCAGCTTGGAGGCATACGCCGCCTGGGCCAGCTTCGCCATCGATGTCTGCATCGAGCCGCTGTAGTCGAGCAGGATCGACACGGCCAGGTTGTACCCCGGCTGATCGTCGTCGGTCCACTGCTTGAAGTACTCGACATCGCCAGCCTGGCGGGTCATGTAGCGGTTGACGTTGAGCACGCCACGACGCTGCTGTTCGACCCATGCGGGCATGCGGTCCATGGTCATCTCCATGAACGTGTCCTCGATGGCCTGGGCCGCGGCCTCGGCCTGACCGGCCTTGGCTGCGTCCTGGGAGACGCCGCCGACGTAGACGGGGAGCATCGAGTGCCCCTGGTCCATCGCCTGACGGAACGACTCCACGTCGCCGTCGAGCGCCGCATCGCTGTCGCGAGCGGCCTCGGCCTCTGCGATGGCCTCATCGATCTGGCTCTGGAAGTCCTTCGCCACATCGTGATTGCCCTCGCCCGAACCAGCAGTCGGCTCGGCGTTGGGCTGGCCCTCGTCGGGGCTGTCGCCACCGTCGTCGGTGGGTGAGCCTTCGCCCTCGTCGTCGCCCTCGTCGCCCTCATCCTCGGCATCGCCGGGGACAGGAGCGTCCTTGGAGGACTCGTCCTTGGACTCGCCAGGGGTGGAGGCGACCACGTCGCCCTCTTCCTTCTGCTCGTCGTCCTTGGAGGCTGCGCCCTCACCCTGCTCGCCCGATTCCTCGGACTCGCCCTGGGTGACGTTGGTGGGCACGGGCTGGCTCTCGCCATCCTCGTCGTCGTCGTCCTCGTTCAGCATGTCGGGGCTGATCGGGACTTCGATCACGTCCTTGCCGTCCCTGTCGTAGCGGTACCGCTGCTGGCCGTGACCCGAGTCGTCCAGGTCGAACGCCAGGTTGTGGCGTCGGAGCAGAGCCTCCATGACCATGACCGCCTCGACCATGGTCTGCGAATCGGTGGCCGTCACGTACTTCGTGATGGTCGCCTCAAACGCCGACGCCAGGTCCAGGCCGTCCTCGCCGTGCAGCATGATGAATGCCTGACGAGCGGCCACCCGGATGTGACGGGGCAGGTAGCGCCGCCAGATCAGGAGGGGATAGTTGGCAGCCGCCTCGATGGGGTTGGAGGCCAGCTTGGTGAGGATGACCGGCGTGAAGTAGCCCGCCTTGCGGGGGGAGTCCGACACGACGGCTGTCTCCATGCGCTGGTCTTCCAGTGCGTTCCACGCCTGGTGGAACTGGGAGGCGTGGAAGTCGGTGACCTGATAGGTCGCCAACAGCCGTTGCCACGCCTCATCACCCATGCGATTGCGGGTGACGTTGAGGAGGTTGACGTAGGGGGTGGTCCAGCGGACGTGGCCCCCTTCGTGGTACAGCATGCCTCGCAGGACAGCAGCGGTGAGCCGCACGTCGTTGTCGAGGCCGGGGTACTGGACGGTGATCGACCCGAAGTCGGTCCACGCCGAGAACGGTCCTTGACGGACCGAGATGGCTGGGGTGACGCCTTCGGAGGCGAGCACACCGGCCACCCGGCGCAGGATGCCGCGGGACACAGCGTTGAACTCAGGCTTGTAGCGGAGTTCGATCAGCGACTGAGCCTGCTGGGCCTGGCGCGCATCGTTGACGATGCGCTCGCCCAGTGCGGCCTGCTCACGGTTGAGCCGCTGGCGCTGCTGGTTGAGCAACGAGCGACCGGCATCGGTGAGAGCCTTGCGGCGCTGGCGCTTTGCGGGTGCGTTGGACATGTGCGTTCCTTTCTGTGTTGGTGGGTGTGGTGACAGTGTACACGACCGGCGATGGTAACACAACGTCGAGGTTGGAGAAATCTTCCGAAAGTTCTTGTTGTGATAGGTTGCTATCGTATGGTGATACCAGTACACTGACTCCACACCCACCGGGAGCGCCCTGCTCCCGCCTACCGAAAGGACTCTCGACATGGCTCTTGCCAACGGCCTGCTCCCAGGTTTCACCTACACCATCACATCCGGCGCCCTCGCAGGCGAGGAAGTCGTCATCGTGGACAACACACCGTTCCCCGACACCGACGCCACCCGCCGCCGCAAGGTCACCGTCCAGTTCTCAGACGGCACCCAGGGCTACATCCTGCCCCGCCAGTTGAGCGACATGCCTGTGGGCCAGGTCCCGGCCTTCATGCCCCCGGCGTCAGCCGCCCCGGTCCCCACCGTGGTCGTCGGCTCCTGGGCACCGCCCACCCAGCCGCTGTCCTCTCTACCTGCGCCGCCCATGCCGCTCAAGGCGCCTGCGACCCTCACGGTCGCGGCCCCCGGTGGCGTCACGGTCGCTGTCGCTGGTGGTCGGGTGCTCAACCCCATCACCGACCCGATGGACCCCCGCCTGGACCACCTGCGTCCGAACACCGGCCGTGGCTCCAACGTGTCCAAGTACGTCAACCGGATCATGGCGAACGGCCAGACCGACGTGGAGTTCTTCCTCACGTTCGCCTCCGACGCCTACCGGGCCGAGAACAACGCACACCCCATCAACTGCGCCCTCAAGGGTGAGACCCAGGCTGGCAAGACCTTGCTGGTCGAGGTGCTCGCCGTCGAGTGGGCCAAGATGTTGGGCCTGCCCAAGCCGATGCCGATCTTCACGCTGTCTGGTTCCAGCGGCGTGACCGACTTCGACCTGTTCGGCCAGACCACCAGCTACACCGACCCGGCGACGGGCATCGAGAGCCTGATCTGGCTTCCGGGCATCGTGGAGCTGGCCGCTCAGTGCGGCGGCATCCTCTACCTGGACGAGATGAACGCCATGGGCGAGAGGGTGACCTCCAGCCTCCACCCGGTGATCGACCACCGGCACATGTTCATCAACCGGAACAAGCCGGTGTGGAAGGACGGACAGTTCATGCCCGAAGTCGTCTACACCAGCCCCGACACCTGGGTCATCGCGACCTACAACGAGGGGTACCGGGGTATGGGCCAGATGAACGAGGCGTACGCACAGCGTTTCGAGCACATCGTGTGGGAGTACGACGAGGCTGTCGAGCGCACGCTCGTCAAGTCTCCGACCATCCTCCTGCTCGCCCAGGCCCTGCGCCAGGCCCGCCAGTCGGCCATGGGCATCCGCACCCCGTTCGGGACCAGCGCGATGCAGCGGTTCAAGCGCAACGTCGACACGTTCGGACCCGAGATGGCTGCTCAGATCCTGTGCGGCATGTTCCCGGCCAGCGAGCGTGCGGTGGTCGAGTCGATCCTGACCGACCGCTCGATCATCCTGCTGCTCCAGGAAGAGGAGAAGGCGGCGGCGGCTCACGCTGCGGCCCTGGCCTCCTCTCAGGACGAGCCGATCTGATCACACTCGCTCAGGGGTGGGGAGAAATCCTCACCCCTGAGGTTGTGATACCACCCTCACTGTGGTACAATGGTGATACCGGGCGGGAACTGTTCCCGCCCATCTAACCCGAAAGGACCTCCCTGTGTACGCATCAGCAATCGCCCCCAACAGGGCCACGTACAGCTTCACGCTGTCCGCTGGCATGATCGCCATCCCCCTGTCGGCCTACACCTCCACCGAGGACACCAAGGTCGTCCGCAAAGAGTTCTTCAACGGTGACGCCTCCATCCCCCTGGGTCGGGCCGTCATCCGCAAGGACACTGGCGAGGTCGTCCAGCAGTCCGACGTGACTCGCATGGCCCAGGCCAGCAATGGCAACTGGGTCGTCTTGACCGACGACGAGATGGCCGCGGCCACCACCAAGGGTGTGGCCGAGATCGTCGCCTTCGTCCCGATGGACGAGTTCGACGCCTACCTCACCGAGAACCTGTACCAAGTGCGGGTCAAGCGTGAGAAGGGCAAGATCAACGTCGCGGCCGAAAAGGCCCTGTCCATCCTGTTCTCCGGGATGCGTGACCGCAAGGTCGGCGCCCTCGTCAAGCTGGCGATGCGCGGCCCTGCCCGCTACGCCATCCTGACCGTCGAGGGTGACCTGTTCATGGTCCGCTCGGCCGATCAGGTGCGCCAGCCCCTGCCCCTGTCCGACGTGGCCGTCACGGCTGCCGAGGCGGCTCTGGCGACGGCCCTGATCGACGCCATCGGCATCGACAGCCCCGTCATCACCGACGAGACAGCCCCCATCATCCAGGCGTTCGTGGATGCCAAGGCCGGTGGTGCTCCCGCACCCGTGGCCCCGGTCATCACGTCCGCACCCGACGACCTGCTGGCAGCATTCCAGGCCAGCATCGATGCGGCCAAGGCCGCGAAAGCAGCGTGATCATCATGACCAACACACCCAATCCCCCCGACACCAACGGTCCCGTGTTCAAGCCAGCCCCGGCTGGCCCACCGGCCAGCAAGCGTGCTGGCCGGTACGACGACCTCTACAAGTGGCTCGACGCCAACCCTGGCGAGTGGGCCGTGGTCGAAGGTCAGAAGACCTCGACCATCATCTCCAAGTGGAAGACGCAGGGCTACGAGGCCCGCAGCGTCTGGCAGGGCCAAGGTCGATACGACCTGTACATCCGCAAGCCGGTGGCGCCGTGACCTACATCTCAGCCGTCCCCATCGAACAGGTCGACGCGATCTTCGCGGCCAACGCCGCACGACGTGTGGGCCTCGATCAGGTCATCGTCCTTGCCGAGGACGAGACAGACACACCCGGTGACTACATCACCATCCACGGCCAGGTGCTGTGGGTGGACCCGGCCACCAAAACATATTCAGCATGAGGTTGTGATACCAGCGTACGCCCTGTATACTGGTATTACACCCCCCGACAACGAAAGGACTCTCATGAGTTATGACACTCGCAACAATCCCACCGCCGCCTCCGAACTGGAATGGTCGGCCCCCAATCGCTCCTCGCTCGTCCAAGCGCAGGTTCTGGCGGCTCGTTCGCAGGGCATCAGCCTTGCTGATCGTGTCGCTGACGCTGTTCGTGATCTTCGAGCCGGTCAGGATTCTGATGGTCGGTCTGTGGATCTTCTGGACCGTAGCGATCTTTCCGATGCCCCATATGTCAGTGATTCACTGGTGGAAGGGTCGGGAGTGATCGCCAACCCGCGGGCCTACATGTTCCTCGATGTCGACGGCATCATCAACCCGATGGCGGGCGAGCTGTACGGCGACTGGCAGATCTACAAGATCGGCCGCTTTGAGGTCTGGCAGTCCGACTCTGTCTCGGCCTGGCTCAACAGCCTGATCGACCAGGGTGTCCAGATCGTGTGGGCCACCACCTGGGTCGAGTCACCGGCCAACCTGGACGAGCTGTCCATCCTGTGGGACCTGCCCGCCGACCTGCCCCGCATCAACGGCCTGTCCTGGCCCACCGTCGAAGAGCGTTTCTACGACTGTGGCAAGGCTCCAGGGGTCAACGACTGGCTCAACGACAACAACGTCGACTCTGCGGTCACCCCGATCGCCTGGGTCGATGACATGCTCGGCCCCGGTGACCAACGGTTCGCCCGCACCTGGGACATCAACCCCGTCTTTGTCGAGCCGTACTACGGCCTCGCCAATCCCATGGTCCGCGACCAGATCGAGAGGATCGTCCTGTCATGAACTACATCACCATCACCATCACCGACGAGGATGTCCTCGACCTGGCCGAGGATCTCGGCATCGACAACGACACGGCTCTGCTCAGAGCGGCCAGTTGGGGCAAGTACATCGAGGAAACGGCCCAGTCGCTCGTCAACGAGCAGCTCGCCAGCGTGATCGAACACGACCAGCCATGAACACAACCGAAAGGACTCTCCCATGAACAAGCAAGTGCTCCAGATCAAACCTGACGGCACCGTCACCGCTTTCCCCTGCTCGTACTCCGGTATCAGCGCAGGGGTGGGCGCCCCGTTCGACTTCATCGGCGGCAACGGCATCGGCATGTACGTCGATGACGAGGGCCTGCTCAACGGCTCACGCTTCAACGGCGCGGCCTCGATGATCACCGGTCGAGCCATCTACGGCAACGCCGTGCTGTGCCACGACACGCCTGACAGCGAGGGCAACACCTTGCCCCCGTCCGAGCACACGCGCCAGTTCGCAGAGCTGCTCGCCAAGCTGTGGCGCAACGTGGTGCTCAACGCCGAACAGGTCGGCCAAGACGTGATGCCCAAGTCCAACGAGGCTACCGTCCCGGCTCAGACCATCACGTCGTTCGACAACCTCGATGACTTCTTCAAGGCCATCGGCATCGATGGCGATGACTGACATCATGGTGGTATCACGGTATCACACGTTGTGATACCGTGGTCCACCCTGTACACTGATAACTACCGGAGGGCTGGACGGCGGGAGTGGTAACCCGCCTCCAGGCCCATGACGAGCGCATCGTCTGTCCAGCCCTCCACCACTCAACTACTAGAAAGGACACCCAACACATGTGGAACTACCGAGTTCTCCAGTACGCCGACTTCGCTGAAATCGTTGAGGTCTACTACAACGACGACGGTGACATCTATGCCTGGTCCCGCGCCAGCCTGGTCCAGGACAGCGTCAACGACCTGCTTCGTGACCTCGCGGCGATCCAACAGGCTTTCGCCGCCCCCATCCTCAAGATCGAGGACATGCCCGGAGGAGAGGAGGTGGCGTCATGATCACCAAGTACCAAGCCACCATCACGTTCGACTTTGAGGTCGACACCGACGAGTGCGACGCCGAGGTGTTCGTCATCGACGCCTTGCCCGATCTGGTCGAGTTCGACTACACCCTCAACGTCAGCAGGGACCCACGATGAGCGACCAACAGTTCTCACTCACCGATGGACTGTCCGAGCCATGCCCCCATGGCGTGGACCTCCACTACTTCATCTGCACCGTGTGTGGCAACACACCGGACCAGACCATTGCCACCACACGCGAGCGCACCTACACCCGCACGTTCACCGAGCGTGAGCAGCAGGTGCTCACCAACGCCCTGTTGGCGTACCGTCGAGGTGCCATCTTCAACCCCGACGAACTCGATGTGGTCGACGGCATCATCCGCGATGGGTGGTCGTCATGACCATGGGAATGATCGTCCCCATCATCATCGGCCTCATCGCCGGGGTGTGCTTCGTCCTCCTGGTGGTGGGCGAATGATGCGCTCGATCATCAAGTGGCTCATCCTCATGATGGGCGGTCAGTGATGCTCGCCACCCCACATGAGATCCAGCAGGTGCTGTGGGCCAGGCTGCGTGACGGCACGGCTCAGAGCACCAACTGGGGCACGGCCATGGACAACAGCATCTGGCACGTCGGCACCCACACCTACATCAACGGCATCATGCTTCACGTCGACTTCGACTACGAGGGCATGTGGCTGCTTGAGGTGTGCCACCGTGACCCCGACAACAGGGTCAACGACCCCACCCTCACCACCTGGCTGGCTGTCGCCACCACCACTGAGAAGGACCACTGGGCCTGGTACCCAGCCCCGCCTCAGCCGTTCTTCGGTCGCACCACCACAGCCTGGGACGTGATCGCCTGGGCCTGCGAGTGGTACAAGAACATCGACATGAGCAGGACCAACGATATTTCTTCCTGAGTATGTTGTGATACCTGTGTATCGCCTGTACACTGGTATCACACCCACCCACTACTCGAAAGGACTCTCATGACACCCACACTTGCTCAGGCCCAACGGGCCGTCAACCTCCGCTTTGCCCGCCTCGACGTGAACGTCGGCCTGGTCGGCACCGATGAGGATGATGTGTTCATGGCTCGCGGCAAGGCCATCAGGGCCAGAGACAACGGCTTCAATTGCACCATCAACCCCGGCGTGGTTCGCTTCGTCCGCTCGATCCCTGGGCGGCTGTCATGATGAACCGACCTCAAGGCCCCACACCCGTGGGCCAACGCAACCGTGCTCAGACCATCAACGGCATCCGCTTCGACGGCCCCAGTGCCAGCGAGTGGGATGACATCACCACCACCCAACCTGAAAGGACTTCCATGACTGACAACCCCATCCAACGCGCCGATGCCCTCCGCTGGGCCACCTATGGTGACATGACCGACGCCGAGATTCGTGAGTACCTCGGCATCGAGGACGACGACAACGACGACGACGACGACTGACTCACTGGGCCAGATGGACAATGGTGTCCAACAGACTGTAACTCTGCCGCTATTGCAGCACCGGGGGTTCGATTCCCTCCTGGCCCACCACAATTTAATCACCAACACGTTGTGTTACCATGCTATGCCCTGTATACTGGTAAGACACCAACCAACCAGAGCCGATAGGAGGCCCACCATGTCCACACCCACTTCCGCACTCACCGCTGAGTACAAGAAAGTCATCCCCGCCAAGTTCGTGACCAAGCGCGACGGCAAGCCGATGGCCTGTATGACCTGCGGCAACGATCTCGTCATGGGCGCCTCGTACGCCGCCACCAACGGCGACGGCTGGGTGAGCTACTGCTCCGCCTGCGCCTCCTCCCCCCTCGCCCAGGTCGCTGGCCTGGTCAGCCGTGTCGAGGCCCTCGTCGCCCCCCTGGGTGATGACGTGCCCACCGAGGTGACCACCCTGGTCCTCGCGGCCAGCCCCCTGATCGGCACCGTCCTCGGTGGCGACACCACCAACTGGCTGGGCGCCAAGCGTCTCCTCCTCTCCATCCGCGAGCAGGTCGGCATCGCCAACAAGAACCAGCGTGCCATCGCCGCTGCCGATGCCCAGGTCAACGATCCCCTGTACCAGGCTCTCAAGGCTGTTGCCGGTGGCCTCAACTGCCGTGACGCCGCCAATGCCAACAGCCTGCTCGACGGCTGGAATCGCTTCGGCTCCCTGACCGAGCGCCAGCAGGCATGGGCCGAGAAGCTCACCGCTCCTGCTGCTCCCCCGGTCGCCAACGGCCTGTACGTCTGCACCCTCGACGGTGTGATCCGCAAGGTGTACACCACACAGAACGGCAACGCCGGGGTCAAGCGGCTCAGTGTCATCAACGGCAAGGGCAGCTTCAACTACGAGAAGGGTGGCGTCGCCATCGTTCGCGGTGGCCTGGCCTCCGGTGCGGTTCGCATCCTCACCCAGGCCGAGGCCCAGGCGTTCGGCCGTCAGTACAGCTTCTGTGTCAACTGCGCCATCACCCTGACCGACGACCGTTCGCTCGCTGCGGGCTACGGCGAGACGTGCGCTGGCAACAACGGCTGGTTCTACCCGAACAAGGCCGAGGCTGCCGAGATGTTGGCCCGCCCAGCCGGTGTGCTCATGGCCCCGCCTGCCGGCCCCGCGGTCAACCTGCCTGCCCCGGTCAGCCCCCAGCAGGAGCGTGCCGAGTACGAGGCCCGCGCCGAGTTCGGCCTCAACTGATCCCCCTGTTACGCCGGTATCACAACCTCTGCCAGTAGGTTGTGATACCGGCCCACACCCTGTACACTGGTACTACACCACGAACGAAAGAGCACCCGACATGAGTAACGCAACCGGCCCCTTCTACCGCCCTGATGGCGACGAGTATGTCATCGCCCTCGACGGTGCTGTCCGCTTCACCGGCTTCAACGCCTTCACCAACCCCCGCCCCGTGCGTAAGGCCCCCAAGGGCCGAGGTCGCTTCGCTGGCGTCTGATCCAACCACAACCCGTTCCGATAGGAGGAACCCCACATGTCACTGTTCAAGTCCAACATCACGCAGGCTGCCACCCAGGCCCTCGCCAGCGTGATCGTTCCCCCCACCCCTCTGATCATCATCCCCGGCCTGGGCGCCGACAACGTGCTCGCCGCGTCCAAGGCCCTCGCCGCCATCGCCCATCCCCAGGGCATGCTGCGGCCCTTCCTGCCCCACCAGGCCGCTGCCTACCTCTACGCCCGTGACAGCATCGCCCGCTGGGGCTGCTCGCTCATCGGTGACGACATGGGCATGGGCAAGACGCAAGTCCTGCTGGCGCTGGTTGCCGATTCAGTCGCCAACGGTGGCTACGCCGTCATGGTCGCCCCTCCGGTGTGCAAGGCGGGCTACCAGGCCGACCTGCAAGCGGCCTTCCCGGCGCTCCGGTTCCACCACCTCTACGGGCGCAAGGCTGACTTCGCCAACCTGCCCACGGCCGACATCTACTTCATCTCCGATGACGCCCTCACCATGAAGGCGTGGCTTGTCGAGTCGGCCCCGGCCAAGCAGCTCCCGGTGATCAACGCCTTCGCTGCTGGCGCCACCATCGTCGTCCGTGATGAGATCCACCGTGACAAGGGCAACGAGGACAAGCCCAGCGCCAGGGCCAAGGTCATGCTCGCCCTGGGCGCAGCGATGAGAGCCAACAACAGGCCCATCATCGGTGCCACCGGCACGATCCTGACCAACAAGCCCGTCGAGGCGTTCACGCCTCTCCAGATCCTGGGTGGCGAGGCTCTCGTCAAGGCCATCACGCCCGGTGGCAAGTCTGTTCGCTCGTTCCTCTACCGCTACTGCGGTGCGGCCGACAACGGCTACGGCTGGTCCTACAAGGGCGTCGACATGGACCGCATGGGCGAGCTGCATGAGTACCTGCGGCGCACTGTCTACGTGCGTCGAGAGAAGGGTGATCTTGGTGAAGCACTCCCGCACAGCGGCTGGATCATCAAGCCCATCGCCCTCAACGGTGTGCTCGACCGCTACCAGGCCCTTGAAGACGACTTCCGAGGCGTGGTGCTCCAGGAGAAGGGGCCAGAGGCGATGTGGCGTGCAGCCCGCGCTGAGGCCATGAACCGGATGATGGCGATGTGGCAGGAGGCTGGCCGAGCCAAGGCTCAGGTCACCGTCGAGTACGTCAAGGACTTGGTCGACCAGGGCCGCAAGGTCGTCCTGTTCTACTACCACAAGAGCGTGCAAGAGGCTCTGATCGTCGGCCTGTTGAAGGCCAAGATCGAGCTGACGGTCATCGACGGATCGATCACGGGCCAGGCCCGTGAGGACGCCATCGAAGACTTCCAGAACGGCACGCCCAGTGTCCTGGTGGCTCAGATCAAGGCGGCTGGTGTCGGCGTGACGCTCACCGCTGCTGCTGACGCCGTCTTCGTCCAGGTGCCCTGGTCGGCCGGTGACCTCAAGCAGGCTGCCGACCGCATCCTCCGGGTCGATGACCGCACACGCCAGCGGGCCATCGATGGCGAGGCCATCACATGGCACGTCCTCCAGGCTGCCAAGGCCAACGGCGACGCCACGTTCGACATGGCGATCTGGGATGTCCTGGAGCGCAAGGCCATGGTCTGTGACGCTGTCAACGCGGGCCAGCCAGTCACGATGTCTGACGAGTCGATCATGCGTCAGGCCCTCGACCAGTGGTTCGCCAACGGATCATGACCAACACGGGGGGCGCCCAACCGGGCGCTCCCCTCCAACCCACAACAACAGAAAGAGACCAATGACCACCTACACCATCACCATCGAGGCCACGCTCGACGCGGCCGACCAGGCCGAAGCCCTGGATCAGCTCACCGAGTGGCTGACCGACCCCAACAACGTCCTCAACAACACGGTCATCGTGGACACCGACGCCGACCGTGAAGCGGCCTGGACTGAGCACTACGAAGCCGAGGACTTCATCGACATCGTCACCGCCTACGAATCGCCCGAGATCCAGGCGTACCGCAACGGCGGCACCCTCTACCTCGATGAGATGTTGGCCCCCGTCGACATCGAGCGCCAACAGGCCGAGGATGAGGCCATCGATCACATCGAGGACGCCCTCGCCAAGGCCCAGCACCAGGGCTACACCCAGGGCTACCAGGCCGGTGTCAACGCCGCCCTCACGGGCATCGCCAACAGGCTCGACCAGTTGCGCCACGACCTGCGCTGATAGCCTGACCACACTCATCACGAGGACAAAGCCCCTCTCCATCACTGGAGGGGGGCTTTGTTACGCGCCCCCCTTCAATCACTGTCTGGTCTGTCCAACCTGCCCAAGCGCAGCTCAAACGCTTTTGGGGCCAGCCCAGTAATCGGCCCAAGCTGTACTCCCCAGGTCAGACCATACCCCCATATGCCCTTAGCCACCATCACCACACGCGGCCTTAAGTCCGCGGCTATGCGGTACAACAACCTCTCCCTTCCCCCAAGGCCACCAAGTCGGCGGCCCTGAGCGTGAGCGTCCAAGCTCATCAGAGTAGCCATGTAGGCAGTCACTGTGGTCACCATGGCCGTACTAGTTGCTAGTCAGCCGACCATACCCCCTCCGAAAATACAGACAGTTGGGCCTGTCTGTGCCCCTCATTAGCCACTGACGTGCCTAATCCATACCTCGCTAAGCGCTTGAGTTGCTAGCGTTAGCAACTCAAAGCCATACACAGGTATGGCCAACGGCCATACCGCTGTCAACTCGTTCACCCCAAAAGCGACCACCCGCCCACTACCCCACCATTAAGGTCGCTGGGCCGGGGGCACCCGGCGTAACCTTCGGGAGTGGTTTGAGGCTATAAAATAGAGCCAGTAGTGCATGAAATGGGGGGTTTATACCCTAAAAGTCCTGCGTGACACCACTTTTCCTGTTCAGGGATGGCTGTGAGATGGATACCTCTCTATACCTCTGTAGAGGGAAGTCAGCTCTCAGGGGCGCCAAAAGGGCGTTCCGAGATGAGAAGGCGCCGCGTAGTGGTGTTGGTGGTAGTGATCTCTAAGAGATTGAGGCCCTCAGAGGCACTCAGTTGCTAATCGTGTGATACCATGGCGCCATGAGTAGCAACAAGAAGGCGATAGTCCACTTCGGCAGCGATGAGCTGGGGATTCTCTGCAAGCGTGGGATGGAGGCTGGGAAGGCGATGGCCGTGTCGTGGGAGGCGGTGACGTGTAGGAAGTGCCGGGGGGCCAGTTTGGAGGCCGCTGGGTTGTCGGACGAGGTGGTTGTCGGGTGGTTGGAGAGCAGGGTGGCGCCCAACCGGCAGTGGAAGGCCAAACTCGCTCAGCGACAGCGTGAGATGGACCAGTGGAGGCGGCGCTGTGAGCGTGAAGAGGGCAGGATGCTGGACGAGTTGGGGGGCGCCCTCCTGACTGCGGACGGCAACGTGATGGCCACTGTCGGTGTTGTGGGGGAAGAGGCGCGGTGGCCGAGGGCGACGAAGAGGTTGAAGGTGCTGAGCAAGGCGAGCCTCGACTGGATGGAGGTGGTCGTCTACCTGGTGCGTGACGCCGAGCTGTATCGGGTCAGGGTGACGTGGCGCGACGTGCTGGTGGGTGGCAGGCAGGTGACAGTTGACGAGGGGCTGGACATGGAGGTGGACGGCTACAGCCACGACCGGCTCGTGGCGATGTGGTTGGAGGGGGCGGCAGCGGCGGGGCGGCGGTACGAAGAGAAGATGGCTGAGATGGAGGCGATCGAAGACCTGCTCAGATAGGGCGCCGCTGATACACAGGTATCAGAGAGTGGGCGCTCTCTTAGCGATCTTTAGGTGCTGTAATGTCAAACTCGTCCTGGCCACCCCAACTGGCCAGGGCAACCCACCTCCTGGAAGTACCGCCGACTTCCAGGGGGTGGAGATCAGTCGTCACCGAGCATGTAGGCGGTGACTTGATCCACCCAGGGGACCATGTCGGCGTGTTCTGCGGCCAAGACCTGGCCCATGGTGAGGAGGCGGATGGCGGCGCCGTACTTGCCCGGTTTGACGCGGAGGTCAGCGACCAGAGGGTCCTTGATGTAACCGGCGGCGATGAGGGCGTCGGCCATCACCATGGCCTCTCCCCGCTTCAGCTCGGTGAAGCCCTCGATGATGAGGAACTGTTCCAGGCGTTCTCTAAGAGAATTGGCGCTCATTGCCATGGTTACTGCCAGATGTCCTGGAAGATGTCGACCAGGACCATCACGACCATGATGACGAAGAGGAGGCCGAGACAGGCCAGGACGTAGTGGGCGATGTTCATCGGGGGCCATCCTGGCAGTTGGGCGAGTCAGCGACGATGGTCAGCGAGTCACTGGCCCGAGTGGTGGCGTAGATCTGGTTGGCCCCGTCACACCATGTGACAACGTTGGGGAAGGCGTCGTAGTTGACGTACACCTTGCGCGGCTCGCGATCGTAGGTGGCCTCCGACTCGGGGAGGTCATCGAGGGGCTTGGGGTCTTCGGCGCAACTGGTGAGGGAGCCGAGGCCGAACAGGGCCAGGAGGACGGCGATCAGCGTCTTCAGGGGGAACCCGGTCATAGCGCCGTCTCCCGCTTGTTGCACCACACGCAGTAGCGGTGCTCTGGGATGTTGCACTGGTCGTCCACGATCTCATGATCGAAGTGCTCGCAGAGGAGAGTGTCAACGGCGACCTCGATGCGGTCGAGCAACTCTTCATCGCTGTCAGGGCCGTCCTCGGGCCAGTACTTGTCTTGGAGGACCCCGTCATGAACGAAGCTGTATAGCGCCCGTGCCCAGGGCGGTCGCTTGCTGCTCATCACCACACCTCGGGCTTGTTGATCGTGGGCTGGTAGTCCTCAGCCTTCGGTATCCAGCCACGGGCTGCACTGTTGCGGTCCTCCGGCTGCGGCGTCGGCTCATTGTCCTCGGCCATGTCGGCCAGCCGGGTCATCAGCCCCGGCTCGGGCTGCACGGCGTCGCAGATGGTGCAGGCGAGTCCCCCGCCGAACAGGACTCGGTCGAAGTTGTGTTCGTGATCCTCTTCTTCATCGAACTGCGGCCCGTAGTCGATGACGTTGCCGTGCTCGTTGGTGCGCTCGGGGTACTCAACTGTTCGGGCCTCCCGGTAGCGGGCCATCACTTCGACAATCTCTGCTATCGGGGTGTCCTCTTCCCAGATGAACATGCCCTTGTCGTTGAAGTTCTTGTCCAGCACGTTGAAGAGGGCGTCGGCCAACGCCTGCAACCTGGGCATCTCACAGCGCACACACCCCATCCCCGCTGTCGGGTAGCACCACTCGCCGCAGTCGAAGCACCAGGCCCGGTGCGACCCGACCGTCCTGTGCTCACCACAATCACGGGGCTGGTGGCCTTCGAAGAGCGTCTCCTCCTCCGTACTCACTCCAACTCCTCGGGCATCTCCCGGGCCGTGACGATCACGGCCTCCTGGGCGTCGAACCAACTGGGCAGCTTGGCCTTCAGCTTCCCCTTGGCCTCGTCCTCGTTCTCGGCCTCCACGATCACGCTGCCCTGGAGGATGTAGCCGACCAGGTACTTCACAACCCCTCCTTCTCCAAGGCGAGGAACTTGGTGGTGAACTGTTCGGCCAGGGCGCACTGGCGGGCCGTCAGGCCCGCGGGGCGGTCGTCGGCGTCTGGTGGCAGGTGTCCGTAGGAGATCAGCATCTTGACGACGGCTCGGCCGTCGCCGTCCGTGTCGATCACTGAGTCGATCATCTCAGAGAGGTTCATGGTGACATGGTATCTTCTCTGAGCGACTTGTTGTGATACGTACTGGAGCACTCATGGACTTCCTCGGAACGGACGGCGCCCGCGTGCTGGCCGTCACCATCCTGGCCGGTCTGGCCCTCATCGACGTGTTGTGGGAGTGGTTCCGCCGTTAGGCGGGTAACAGGTCGTCGTCTTCTGGGCACAGCAGGCCCAACCATGTCTCACCGTCGAACGATCCATGTATGCGGCCGTGTGAGGGGGCCTCGCGGTCCTCCACGTCATGGTCCTCCATCCGGTGACCGCACTGGTCACACACCAGCGGGTCGCTCATGCCGTGGCGGGGAGGATTCCGGGGCCGATCGGCGGGAACGGACCGTCTGGGTTGGCGCAGGCCGAACTCTCGGGCGGATACGTGACGAGCACCGGCCCCGCTGTCGGGTTCACCTCAAAGGTCAGGAAGATGCCGTCTCGGAGGAAAGCATCACTCGGGTCTTGAATCCAGAAGCCGTCGTCAGTGAGAATCCATCCCGGTACGTCGTCAATCGAACCATCGGGATTGACCGAGGTGCCCGGATAGAGAACGTCCACGGTTGCTCCGGGTTGGTAGACCAGAGGTTGGGTCGAAACCAGATTTCCGTTGATGTCACGCATGGTGAGAGTACCAGTGACACCGGCCAGACTGGGGAAGCCGGGGGTCTGGAACGTGATCCGGATCACTGGCACCTCACGCACGCAGACCGTGCCCGCCGCCCCGAACGTGAACGTCTCAGGCAGGGTGCTCGTCGTTGTCGATGTCGATGACGAAGTAGTTGTCGTAGAGGGGGTCGTGGACGACGTGCTCGACGTGGACGTGCTTGGCCCCGATGTCGTCGTTGTAGGGGTAGTTGTCGTCGTAGTCGTAGACGTGGTGGATGGTGCGACGGTCGTCGTCGTTGAGGACTCGGGGACCGTAGTTGGGGCGACGGTGGTCGACGTACTCGTAGTGGGTGCCGTCGTCGTCGTGGGTGGTGCGGAGGTGGTAGTGGTCGACGGCGGGACAGTCGTGGTCGTGCTCGGGGCCTGGGTGTCCGGGACGCAGTCCGGGCATGTCGTCGTTGTCGTGCTCGTTGATGTCGTCACCCCTGTCGTAGACGTGCTTGTAGGCGGCACGGTGGAGGTCGTCGTAGAGGGAGCGGTAGTCGATGTAGTCGATGTCGTCGTTGTACCCGTTTGCGGCAGGCACTCCGACACGCTCGGCTCAGGCTGGCCCACATCGAAGGCGATGACCAATGAGCGGCCCTGGGCGTCAGCGAAGAACTCCCCGATGGTCCCTGACCAGTTGGGGATCGCGTTGACGCTGACCGAGATCGGGTTCTGGCCGGTCTGGAGCCGCTCGTCAACCCCCGGCGTCCCCACGAACTTGCAGACGAAGACCTTCTTCGGCGCCTCCGTCGTCGTGGTGGTCGGAATAGTGGTCGAGGTCGTAGTCGTGGTACCTGGGAGGGTGGTAGTCGTCACCCCTTGGGGTGTCGTCCCCACCACCGTCGTGGTCCCCACCTCGGTCGTCGTAGTTGTCGAGGGGGATGTCGACATAGTCGTGGAAGACGTGGGTGACGATGTCGTAGTAGGTGTGGTTGTAGATGTGGAGGTACCGCTCGTTGTTGATGTCGCCGCCCCTGTCGTCGTCGTGTAGGCCCGATGCGTGGTCGTGGTGGTGCCATAGCTCCCGCCACCCTCAGCCCCAACAGCAGTCGCGATGACGACTCCCAACGTGAGTGCTGTTGCTAGCGCTGCGGTGAACTTGGCCACCCGCATCTCCGCCTCCTACCTGTGTTGTGAAAGTCGGAACCCTAGCAGAAATCACCTGCAAAGGGTGTGGTATCTCTTGCAGTGTGGTAGTATGTCAACATGAACGACGACCTCAATGAGATCCTGTTTGACGAGAACCTCGTTGGCGAGGAGGTCATGGCCGAGATCCGCAGCATGCGCTATCTCGACGCCAAGATCCTGATCGGCGTGGCCGTAGGGCTGGGCTGGCACTGGCAGCGGGCCAAGGCGTTCCACTTCATCTCCCACGACGGGATCAAGGTGGACATCCCCACCAACACGGCCCTCAACGCCAAGGTGTTCCGCAGCCGGGTCAACACCCTGGTACGCCACCGCGACCCCAAGTCCGACCTCCACAGCGCCGTCGAGCAGATCATCGCCCACCCCAACTTCAAGGTTGATCCGGACCGTGCTCGGGTACTTCGGGAGGCTGTAGCTTCGGCGCTCCCAGTGGAATCGACTCCGGCTCCCATCAGTGGCGGGAACCATGAGCCGGAGTCGGTTCCAGTGGCAGCGGCGCCGACGCGCCGCAAGGTCCGCGTCACCAAGGAGGAGCCGTGGAGCGCCCACCGTAACGCCAAGGGCGAGACGTACCCCTCCGAGGCCGTGATGGAGCGTGTCTGGTCCAACGACACCACCGACTACGCCTGCCGCTGGGAGGGGTGCGACTTCACCGACGACTCTCCCCGTTCGGTGGCCGCTCACTACGGCCCCGCCCACCGTCACGGTGAGGGCATCCAGCCCCAGGCCGAGGTGGACGGCATCGACCCGACGTGGGTGACCAACCCCCGGCGTGCCACCCGCATCCGCAACCTGGCCCGTGAGATCGACGGTGCCTTCGGTGCCGCCTTCTCGGAGGGAATCGCCCTGGACCCGGACTGGCTGGCCCAGTGGATCATCGACCACCGCATCGAGGCCCTGCCCTCCGATACCCCGGTACCGGCCGAGCCTCTGTCCACCGAGGAGATCCTCGACAAGATCGCCGCCCTGGTCGACCGTGGCCGTGGCAAGGTGCTGCGTGAGCAGGTCGACATCCTCCAGCGCCAGGTCGACGGCTACATCGATGAGCGTGACCACGTCCGTGACACCATGCAGGACGCGCTGGATGCGGCCAACGAGCGGGCCTCCAAGGCCGAGGGCTACGTCCAGGCCCTGCGTGATCTGATCAACGAGACGCAGGGGAGCTGAGATACTGTGAAGCTCATGCCCCAATTGCCCGTCACCCAACTGGTGGACATCAACGCCCCTATCGATGACATCCAGGCTGCCAGCCTGGAACAGATCCGGGCCATCCGTCGATACGTCGACCGGGCCAAGGACTACGTGGCAATGTGGCAGCCCCGTCCCATGCCTGCCGACTTCGAACGAGAGGACCCCCGATCATGACCGAGCCGATCCGTGACGACAAGTACATCGTGTTCCACCGTGACGAGTTCCTGGAGCACCTGGGCAACGCCTCAGGGTTCCAACATCTCGTTGTCAAGGACGCTGTGGTGATCAGGCGCCAGGACAAGATCGCCTCCCCCGCCCTGGCCACCTACGCCAGCATGATCGCCATCGCCGCCAGCCTCACCACCGACGAGGAGGCCCGTAAGGGCCTCCTCAAGGTGGCCGACTATTTCGAGGACCAGGCCAGGGCCGCGGCTGATGAAGGCCACAAGCTCCCAGACTGAGGTTGTGTTACCAGCAATGGGCCTGTACGCTGGGGTTATGCCCCAACCACCTACCATGCCCATCGGCTTTAAGCACCGCTCCCACTACAACAAGGCGGGATTGCCGAAGAAGCCCCTGACCATCCAGCAGGCCCAGGCACTCCTGACCGAGAACCCGGCCATGGAGATGTACACCTGTCACGTCTGCCGCTGCTTACACGTCGGCCATCGACCCTACAAGGGGGGAACATGATCCAGTTAGAACCCGACATGAGGGTGGATGTCCACTTCGGACAGACCATCCTCCCCGGTCGGATCACCAAGTTCGTCCGCACCAGGGAGAGGTCGTACAAGGTGGTCTTCGATGATCCCCTGGTCTACGGTGGGTCCGGTGCAGGATGGTTCCCCCGAGAGATGGTCGCCCTCCCCGGACAACTCCCCGAAGAGGTTCCCGATGACCGTTGAGGAACTGATCACAGCCCTGGGTGACCTGCCTGCTGACGCCAGCGTCAGTCTGGCGATCGGTCTGGCCGAAGCCCAGGAGTTCACCGTCGAGGTGGCTGACGACGGCTGGGTCGTGCTGGAGGGCTGATGCCCACACCTGGTGACATACTCGCCGCTCGGATAGCCGAGTATGTCACTAGCGTGGTCCCCCAAGAACACGCCAAGGCCGTCTTCGAAGCCACATGCAGGGCCATCGCGACCCTGATGAACGACCCGTACTTCGTCAACCATCTTCAAGTCGTCAACCAGTTGCAGGAGGAGAACCAGTGGCTGAAACACCAGGTAGTGACCCTCACCGCAGCCGTAGCTTTGAAGAGATCCGCCGCGCCACGGAAGCGATCCTCCGCAAAGAAAGCCGCCTCTCCCACCAGCGCCAGCTCTTCCAAGACTCCGGCCCCCAGCAAGGGAACCACTACCAGCAGGGCCTCCACGGTCCGAGCGCCGAAGACGGCCTCCGCAGCCTCGGCGTTCCGAAGTGGGTTCAAACAGGCCCGGAGGTGAGTTGCTCGATGCTGGGCCACAAGTGGGTCCCGGCATTCTCCTCGTCAGCGATGGAGTGCGCCCGTTGCGGGTTGACCCGTACCACCCAGGGTCAGCAGATCACCTACAACACCACTGCCACCGTCATCCCGCAGTGGACCGGCACCCTCACCACCAAAGCCCAGATCACCGAGATCACCGACGAGATGGCGGCGTTGGAGAAAGCGGCCAAAGAGGCCCTGCTCTGCATCTGGTGCGGCAGGGCCTGTGCTGACGCCGATGATCTCGATGCTCATGAAGAGGAGTGTTCGTCGTAAGGAAGAGATGCCCGCTGGCCTTGGTCTTCTCCTCAGGGAGTTCTTTCCCTTGTGCCTCTTCCTCCCTCGTCTACGGGGCGACAGGCGGGCTAGTTCAGGTGACCGTGGATGCGGGTGATGATCTTGTCCATCGCCGCATCCCGGTCATCGAGGGGCACGGCCTCCAGCTCGTCCTCCATCGCCTGGGCCTCGATGGCCCGAGCCATCATCGTGGTGGCGATGTCACGGGCCTTGTCAGCAGGCAGCACGATGAAGCTCGCCGCGTCGTCGTCCCCCTCTTCCTCATGGAGGGAGAGGATCACGCCCGCCTTGTAGTTCTCGGGCTTGATGGTGAGGCCGATGCCGACGCCTTTGCAGATCACATTCATATGATACCAGTTCCTTTGTAGTAGACTGGAGCTATGGCAGAGCGTAAAGCCGGTTTGGGAGCGAAGGGCTTGGCCCGCTCCCGCCAGAACATCTCCGAAGCGATCGCCGCCGCTGAGAACAACAAGGGCGGCTCGGTCAAGAAGAAGGTCCACGCCGGTACGTACGTCCACGACGAGGCGTACAACATCGACCAGCACGACCTCTCACCGTGGGCCGAGACGCCCCAGAGCACGCGGGTCAGCCGGTACCGCTACGACCATCTCAACAAGGCCCTCCAGGTCCAGTGGCGCAACAACAAGAACCGGGGCTACATCTACCTGGAAGTCCCCTACGAGACGTACCGGAACTTCGCCAGAGTCGTGTCCAAGGGCCGACGCATCAACACCGACCTCAACGACTACGACTACCGGGTGATGACGGTGGACGAGGTGGACGCCCCGAGCAACATCAGCCGGGGCCTGACGAGCCGGACGCGGGCTTGATCGTTGTACATTCGGTCGGGCCATACCTGGGTATCGAGGTGTACTGGGGTATGGACCACGAGGTCCTATCTGAGGACCGCAAGTACATCTCGTATGCCTGGCTGGTCGAAGATATGCCACCATTCAGACGGTCCAGGTGGGGGATGCGGCTTCGGCTTGGTCGTCAAGCCCTCCACCTGGGCCTCTGCAACCGGGGCGAGGACCCGTACCGTCGTGACATCGCCCAGGTGGACGAGATCAGCGAATGGAGGCGTCCTCATGGTGTTCAGACTGGTGGGGCGCAAACTGCCCCCTCCCCCTCTGGAGCCGACGAGGCTGGACCGGCTGACGAGCGAGGATCTCTACCTGGCGATGGAGACGGCGCTGGCCAACTCGACCCACCTGGCCGACCGGTACCGGTCGGAACGGGACAACAGGGCACAGATTTTGGCCCTGCTGGAGACTGAGGCCCTCACCACCCTCCAGTCGTGCCAGGCCCTGCGGAGGAAGCACGCTCGCGTTGCGGATTAGCAAAGGAAATGGTATCCTTTGCTCATGACTGATATAACCACCGATCACTACACGATCGAGGTGTACAGGGACACCGAACGGGTCCGCAGCCACACGGCGGCGAACACCGTCGATGCCCTGAGCCTCCTCGACGGCCTCCGCGAGTCCTATCGGCAGCGCAACAACGTGACCTGGGACAGTGACGAGGTCGATGAATCCGGGCGATTGCCGGGAGTCGGTTACGACCTCGTCCCCTGGCAACTCAAGGTGACCCCGCCCCTCGGCGCCCTCCCGGAGTGACCATGCCCAGCCTGGAAGAGCGTGTCGCTGCCCTGGAGCAGCGCATGAGCACCGTCGAGGCCAAGCGACCCGGTCGCAAGAGCCTCCCCATCGTCGTCTCCGAGGCCGGGGTCTGCGGCATCGACCCCGATCGTGACTCGGCGTCCTGCGAGGACGCCTCCCTCTACCGCCGTCAGAAGGGGTGCAAGGGCACCGCCTGCACGAACATCAGCACGGCCTACTGGGCCAACTACCGGAGCAAGGAAGCGCCGTAGTGGTATGACTGTGGTGCATGTCGATCACGGATCTGGGCTACGGGCCTGACCCCGAAGACCTCCTGGAAGAGGAGCACCCTTCTCCCGACGAGGTAGTGGAAGACGAGATCCAGGATCTCGACCCCACGATGCAGGGGTTCCTCGATGACCTGATCAGCCGGATCGTGCTGTTCTGCGAAGAGCTGTCGGGCTTCCCGATGTACCCCTACCAGCGGGCCGTGGCATACCGGGTCATCGAGTCGATGATCCTGGCTGACGCCGAGGAGATCACGGCGTTGATGGCCCGCCAGGCGGGCAAGTCCGAGTCCTTGGCCACCACCCTGGCCGGGTGCATGGTGCTGTTCCCCAAGCTGGCCAAGACCTTCCCCATCATGGAGCGGTTCAAGCGGGGCCTGATGATCGGCATCTTCGCCCCCACTGACGAGCAGAGCGACATCGTGTTCAGCCGCATCGTCAGTCGCCTCACCAGCGACGCCGCCGAAGAGATCATGTTCGACCCCGAGATCGATGACCGGGTGGAGGGCAAGTCCAAGATCGTGCGCCTCCGTAGTGGCTCCTTCTGCCGTCGTCAGACGGCCAACCCGAGGGCCAAGATCGAAGGCTCCAGCTATCACATCATCGTCATCGATGAGTGTCAGGACGCCGACGACACGGTGATCCGCAAGAGCATCCACCCGATGCTCGCCGCCTATGCGGGCACCATCGCCAAGATCGGCACCCCTGGGTATCACAAGGGCGACTTCTACAAGGCGATCAACGTCAACAAGCGGCGCCAGAGCAACCGGCGTGCCCGTCAGAACCACTTTGAGTACGACTACAAGGTGGTATCGAGGTACAACGCGAACTACGCCAAGTTCATCGCCAAGGAGAAGATCCGCCTGGGCGAGGACTCCGAAGAGTTCCAGATGTCATACGCCTTGAAGTGGATGCTGGAACGAGGCATGCTCGTCACGGAGGACGAGCTTGACTACCTGGCAGACCCATCAATGCAGTTGGTCCGAGGATGGCACCGCACGCCCTGTGTGGTTGGTATCGACCCAGCCCGAGTCAAAGACTCCACCGTCGTCACCGTCATGTGGGTCGACTGGGACTTCCCCGACGCCGCCGGATACCGAGAACACCGAATCCTGAACTGGCAGGAGATCGGTAACACAGCCTGGGAGGAGCAGTACTTCCAGATGATGGACTTCCTCGACCCCTACGACATCGCCTTCTGCGGAGTCGACGCTCAGGGCATGGGCAGTGCGGTGGCCGACCGGATGCAGCGCCTGATGGGGTCCCGCTGTGAGGTGATCCCGTTCTCCAGCGACTCCAAGAACCAGAGCGAACGCTGGAAGCACCTGATTCAGCTCATCCAGCGCCAGATGCTCGTCTACCCCGGCCACTCCAAGGCCCGCCGTACCCGTGTATGGCGCCGGTTCCGCCAGCAGATGGTCGACGCCGAAAAAGTCATGCGTGGGCAGTATCTGCTCATCCAGGCCCCCGAAGAGCGTGAGGCCCACGACGACTACGTTGATTCTGCGGCACTGGCCTGCGCCTGCTCGATGTTGGAGACGGTGCCGATCGTGGAGTCAATCGATTCACCGTTCTATCGGTAGGCTACTGCGACGTACGATATCATCGTGCAATGACCAAGGTCAAGCACGGTGACAACATCACGGGGAAGCGCACGAAGCTCTACCAGGTGTGGGTAGGCATGCGAGCGAGGTGCAACGATCCGAACCACATCTCCTACAAGAACTACGGAGCCAAGAACATCCGGGTCTGTGAGGAGTGGGATGACTACGCCGCCTTCCGTGACTGGTCGTATGCCAACGGCTACATCGACCACGACGGGCCTGGCCGGAACCCGTTGTGGATTGACCGCATCGACTCCAGCGGCGACTACTCCCCTGAGAACTGCGAGTGGACCACCGCCAAGAAGAACATCCGCAAGATCTACACGGTCTACGAGATCTTCGGGGAGTCCAAGACACTGGTGGAGTGGTCCGAGGACCCACGTTGTGCTGTCAACTACAACGCTCTCCGCAACCGCATCCAGCGAGGCTGGCCGTTGGAGGACGCTGTCACGGCCCCGAAGGGCGCGAAGAGCTTTCAGGCCCACAACTGGAAGGGCCAGTTGCTGCCGGGAAGGAAGCCACTCCGGGGCCGCATCCCGTTCTACCGATGAACCGGACTTCCGAGGGGGATAGTGGTCTAAGCTCGCCCTGATACCCCGATAAGGAGGTGCCCATGGGTTACCCAGACCCGGAAGTCCAGTATGAGCGAGCCATCGCCGTCAACAACGTGCGGCGCGGACCGTTGCGCTTCGAAGAGGGAATAGCGACAGACACCGACATCCCGAATGATTTCGGCCTCGGTGCCTACGGTGATACTCAGGGTGACGGCCGTGGTCGTCCGTTCACGGTGATCAAGGACCCGGCCACGACCATGCGTGAGCGTGCCCACGTCGGCTCGGCCACCTGGATCGAGGCCCCCACCATGCTCCAGGACTTCGTCATCGGGGCATCGATCGGCCAGGGACCCTCCAGTTTCGAGATGGAGATGGGTTCCGAGCGTCGGCTGATCCGCATCAACCCGGCGATGGTCCAGGACTGACCCATGCGAAGGGCCGTGCCCTACCTCACGGTGGGCTTCGGCACTCGGCCACAGCGCCTCAAGCAAGCTGAGGGGGCCAAGCCGTACCAGGCTCCCAAGCCACCGAAGCCGTCCGTAGTGGTCAGCCCCACCCCTGGGGCTGGGGCGGTGACCACCTCGACGGTGCCGGTCGGCAACGCCCCGGCTGGCAGGCCACCTGAGGACAACGGCAAGTTCCTGATCAGGCCCAGCGGGAACACGGACACTGGCTACGAGATGCGGAACACCAAGCCCGACGTTCTCAAGGCGGTCGAGGACAACCTTGAGGCGGTGGGGATGCCCAAGAACCTGCGGCCCAAGCTGTACAAGCCCCAGGCGTTGAAGACCACCCGGTCCAAAAACATCAGTCGTGGGATGACGCACAAGTGATCGCCCGATGCCGAACTTGACAGGACGCGGCTCAAGTTCTGGCTTGGCCATGCCGACCATGCGGGAGACGTTCCAGATCAACGACCCCCGTCACCAGGCCCGAGCCGTGGCCAGGCTGACGAAGTGGGGCCTGGAGGGCACCCCTCAAGAGCGCCGCCAGGGCAAAGAGTGGTATGGGATGGGCCATGAGGCCGTGCGGGCCAACCAGGGAGATCTCTCCTTGCGGACGGCGACCGGCATCGCCGCGGCCCTCTCACCAGGTCAGGACTGGTCGAAGCGCAACATCCCCTCGATCGGTGAGTCCCAGGTGCTGGACACCAACGACTGGGAGATGATCCAGCGCACCTACGCCGGGGGCATCGACGCTCTGCGGGGCCGTCGTGCCCGAGGTGAGAAGGGCGTGCCCTCCCTGCCCAACCGCCACCCCGAGGTGGCGGCGATGTTGGCCGAGAAGGCTCCCCACCTGTCGGGGAACTCTGACCCGATGCTGCTCAAGGCCCACTCGATGCTGCGTGGGGCTGACCCCGAAGAGGTCATGACCCGCTACGACAACCCCAAGACCAACGCCTTCTTCCACGGCCTGCTCGACCCCACCCATCAGGAGAGCCATCTGGCTGTCGACTACAAGATGGCTGATCTCACCAACAACTCGATGCAGGCCCCAGCGGCATACCGGGCTTTGGGCAAGGGCTACTACAAGCAGGCGAGCCGGGGGAAGACCAACTACCAGCACTACGAAGACACCATCGCCATGGCCGGTCAGGCGATGGCCCAGAAGGGTGGGCGCAGCTTCGCGGCCTTCCGCCAGCCCCTGGGTGCCCAGTCGTATCTGTGGAACATCGCCAAGAACTACGAACTGGGCCACCCCGAGCGCAAGATGAGCCAGCAGAACCCTGGTGAGGCGTTCTCCGGGCCTGTCCGCAAGGGCCAGCGCTATATGTCCCCCACCGGAGGTCGGTTGTGAGCGGCCACCTCCTGGAGCAGCTCAAGGGCGAGCAGTTGACACGCCACGATGGTTGGCGTGCCTGTCTCGTCCTCCATAGAGACGTAAGCCTCGTTCGTCTCCAGGATGAAGTCGAATACGTCACGGGGCATCATCACCATCTCGGTACTTCGCGGGTCCTTCTTGAAATGCCTGCTCCAGCCCTTGAAGTTGATGGTGGTCATAGCACAGGAGTATCACACTGATGCCTGCCAGCGAGCACACCAAGAAGGCCAACACGGCGAAGAAGAGTCGTCAGTGGCAGCACGTCCGCGACTCGGCCGAGGCCCAGGGTGACTCACCGGGCAAGGCCATCAAGAAGGCGTCAGGCGTCCTCAAGAAGGAAGCGAAGAAGTAGCCT